GTGTTCGTTGCGAAAGAGATCGACATGACAGGCGCGAAGAAAGTGGCCGGCGAATGGTCGCAGGCAGAAGCGTCGGAGCGAGGGATTCAGATTACTGGTGATGTAGTTACCGAGTGGGTCAAGAAAACCTATGAGATATTTGGTCGGCCAAGAAAGACGATCGTGTTCTGTGCAGGTGTTGCGCACGGTGCTGATCTTGCGCGTGAATTTATGGAGCGCGGTTATAACTTTGTTTGTCTGTCGTACAAGGATGATGACGAGTTTAAGAAGCAGACTATCGCTGACTTCTCAAAGCCCGACTCAAAAATTCATGGCTTGGTCGCTACTGATATCTTGACCAAAGGGTTTGACGTACCTGACGTAATGATCGGCGTGTCTGCGCGTCCGTTCAGCAAGTCCTTGTCCAGTCATGTGCAGCAAATGGGCAGGGTAATGCGGGCAAACATGGCCCATCCAGAAGATAAACCGTTCGCCCTGTGGTTAGATCATAGCGGGAACTATCTCCGATTCAAAGATGACTGGGATGATGTCTTTGAAGCAGGCGTCAAGCGGCTGGACGATGGCAAGGAAAAGCCCAGATCAGAACCGTCTGAGAGAGAGAAGAAAGAAAGTAAGTGTCCGTCTTGCTTTGCGCTTTGGCCAAAGCATGGGGACACGTGTTTGCACTGTGGTCATGTAAAGGAAAAGAGGAATGCAGTTATCGCAATTGATGGAAAGATGGAAGAACTTATTGCTAGCGCTGGAGCCAGTCGAGAGTCCAAGCAGCAATTCTGGAGCCAGATGGTCTGGTATCAGCGAGCGCAAGGATGGAGCAAAGGTAGAGCAGCACACACATTCCGAGAAAAGTTCGGCGTCTGGCCGCGAGGATTAGAAGATCGTCCGGTCATGCCGTCGATGGAAACTCAGCGGTTCGTTAACAACAAACTCAAGAAATTTTTACGTTCGATAGGAAAAAGATAATGGAGAGAATGGATCGTTGTCCGGTATGTAAACAGCGCAATGTCTTGATGCTGGATACATATCATGAAAAGAATAAGGTCAAAGACAACATGGAGTGTTCGGACTGTAAGGCTACATGGCAGAACATCTACACATTCTCGCACCACTACAAGATCACGGAGAACGTATGGAATTCATAGACTTTGCGCGGTCGCATGGCATCATCATTAACGACTTGCCACCGTTCGGACAATGGGTGCGATACCCAACAGAGGATCATCCGAAGTCTAGGAATGGCGCGGTCAAATACCTGGGCGATCATGGGTTCGTGCAGAACCATGCAACGTCAACTGTCGTTGCGGTATGGAAGCCTGACTCAGATAAACATCGAGCGTCTGATCGTGTACAGAGTGCGGACTGGGCGCGGCGGCAAGCGAAGGCCGAGCAGGATGTGAAGCAGCGGCAGGCTGACGCAATCAAGCGTGCGGTAGGTATGCTGAATAACAGCGTGATTCAGACTCATCCGTACCTTGTAGGCAAAGGGTTTCCGGAGGAAGAAGGCCATGTCTTTTTTCAGGGCGGGGATCCTGTGCTTCTGATCCCCATGAGGGTAGGTAAAAGCTTGGTCGGTGTGCAGCAGATTGATCGAGAGGGTTCCAAGCGGTTTTTGTACGGCCAGAAAACAGCGGGTGCTACGTTCACGTTCGACAATCGCGGCGTCAATGTTGTGTGCGAAGGGTATGCGACTGCGCTCTCGGTGCGTCTGGCACTGAAGCACATGAAAATGCGGTACACGATTCACGTTTGTTTCAGCGCGGGAAACATGGTGCGCGTGGCGGGTGGGTTACAGCAGGGGCTAGTCATCGCAGACCATGATCAAAGCGGAACAGGGCAACAGGCTGCGGCGGAAATTGGCTGGCCGGTCTGGATGTCTGATGTTTGCGGAGAGGATGCCAACGACTATCATCAGCGCGTCGGGTTGTTTGGTTTGACGCAAAGCCTGACTCACTTAATGCTCCAGGTCGGTGCGACTCGGCAACACGAAGCTTAATTGTCCGTTGGTGTGAGGCTGAATGTGGGCTAGCGATTCCATGATCTCAAGTCCGAGGTCAAGGCATCGCTGGCCGCGCCCAGTCCAGTCAGAAACAATCCGCACGTTTCCATCCTCATCCTCAAGAATGTGAACGGAAAAGGCGGCGTGAGCGTCTGATCTCATAGTTCCAGATTGATAATTTGCAAGGCGCATTTTATAGCAGCGTCTTGCGTTCGATAGCGGAATATGCCGATCGTCTGATCGTCTGATCGCTTGGCAACGGTGAATCCTGATTCCGTCTGATAAATCATGGCAACCATATTGTTGCCGCTGAGTTCTAATAAGGCTTCCATATCGTCTGATCTCCTATTTAATGCGCTCGTAAACGGCGATGCAGCTAATAACATCGGCGTGACCTAGTGCCTGCTCCTGCGCGTGGTCTGCATCTTCCGCATCACAATGGAAACTCCAGCGGCTTTCTTCTTCGTTATCTTCCTGCACAATTACGATATATTCCCGAAGGCCGTTGTTGTACAGGCTGTAGCCTATGTCGTAATTTGCGCGCTCATCTTCTGGCACGATAACGACTGCCCCAGTTTCGTCGCGCACCTCGTTTCCAAAATCGTCAAGGGCGATGCCTGTTTTGGTTATGTAATTAAATTCCATCGTCTGATCTCCTATTAAGCGGCTTGATCTGTGTCAATCTTGTACCCGCGATTCATCCATGATTCCATTTTGATATTGCGGAACCAATCTGCAACGGTGGGTATCCTGCCGCCGCAATCCTCTTTAACGTGCTGCTCTCCAACATATCGGACAGGCACAACCCTACCGTCTGAGTTCGTAATCGTCTGACCGAATACGCGCTCACACTCGAAAATGCCCTGCGCGTGGTGGCGTAGTGCGCGGTGACGGGCATCGGCAAATTGCTCTTTCGTCGCATCAAACCAAGCATGAATTTCAATATAGTCCTCTGGCTTGCCGCCCCATTGTTTAACGGTGGTCAGCGCGTGGTGGTATGGGTGCATGATTATTCCTCGCTCAATGTAAATGAATGGGTGGTGTATTCGGTGTAACGTTGATTGACTTCTAGCTCAATGGATATGTCGTCTGATAGCTCAATTCGCAGCTCTCCGAATCCACCATCGTTGTTGTACCAATCCACGTCTGTGCGCTCCAGCTCGTCGTAGGTGTACTTTTCCAGCGCGTCGACAATCGGCATCTGTTTAATTTCAACGTCGTTAAACCATTCGCCGTTGATGTACTGGCTCTTTTCGACGGGATAATTGACAAATAAATCGTCAAGGTTTGGCACAACCTTACCGTCTGATTGTCTGATCTGTACGCTATCAATGGAGCCTGAATCGCCGCTGCCATCAAAGTAAATGACAATCTCGGTTGCGCCGAGTTCTTTTAGCTTGGCGAGTGCTTTTGAAATGTAGTCGTTATTCATATCGTCTGATCTCCTGTTAAGCGGTCAATGCGGCGAACGTGCGCGGCGCGGTTTGTTCGATCTCGATCTGGTATCCGAGCGCGGAAACATCGCGCAGCGTGTTGCGGGTTAGCGTCTTAGTTCCGGCAATTCGGGCGAATAGTTGCGCTCGTTCGCAAGCGGGATAGAACGTTTCAACGCCATAATTTTTGTCGCAGCGAATAGTAATTTTCATGGTTTCACCTTTTCTAGTTTGTAGGTTCCGGCTTTTCTGGAGTCGCGCACAATGTCGGCAATTTGCTTGCGGAGTCTGAGCGAATACGCACAGCGGTGCGCTGGTAGCAGTCGCAAATACAATATCGGGTGATTGCCGCGCGTTGCTATGTTCCCTGCTGGCAGGTTCAGAATCTGCGCTGCAATTCGCGCGGTATGCACTTGGGTCTTGTAAACAGGTCGATTCCAATAGTCGATCATGTTGTCACCTTGCTATCAGAAAAACAGAAAACATATCCTCTGCCATCGGCACTATCACCCCACGTCATGCGGTCAATATCCCAAGTAAGCGCGTGTTTTTTGGCAAGTGCCTTTACTGCTTGATAATGGGCGAGGTGGGCGTGTTCTTCGTGTGGGTACGATATGACGGCTGACAGTCCGGCGTGGGTGTAGGCTTTAACCCGGCTTGGTTTGGTGTTCGTTGAGCTCAAATATTTTGTGTGAATTGCTTGCATGGTCGGCTCCGTTTAATTTAGGTCAAGGGCGTGTTGCTGCGGTGTAAGCGCGTGATTCGTGAAATAAAACCGAACGGTGTAGCAGTCGGCGTGTAAGCCAGATACAGCGTCAACGGCAAAGCTCGGCTCGTCGTCGTCGGTGCTGATAGTCAAATCCGGCAGGGCGTTGTATGCGGCCATAAAGGCAGCGAGGTCGGCTGATTCGTCGTCGGTTAGTCCGGTTTCATCGTCATTAATCAGCGCGGAAAGCCAATGTCCGGCTAAGTTGAATTCGTAATAGTCGTTTAGTCGTTGCATGGTCGGTTCCGATCAGAAAAGAAAAAGCACAAAGAAAAAAGCCCACAGAAAAAGTGCGCCGATCGCACCGGCTAGCATCTCAAACAGGGTTTGCATGGTCTTAGTCCTCACAATATGCGGATTCAATGCGGCGGCCGGAGTGAGCGCAGTACAGGTGGGCATCTTCCCAGTTCACTTGGCAAGCGATAACACGCCATCCTGCGCGGGCGGTTTTGTGTTTGATTTCCCACATAACTTGTTTCACTTGGTCGCGTACTGCTTCGAACGATAGCGGCTCTCCATCGTCAGCAACAAAATAAAGCGGGTATCCGCCAGGCCAAGCGTATTGGCCATTGCGAAGTGCGGTTTTCAGGTCGGCGGTGGTTTTGATTTCCATTTTGGCGGCTCCAATTAGCAGAGATGGGAAACACCAAGCCGTGCAGCGGCTTCATAGGCTTGGCGCGTATTTTCTTCAACTCGTTTTTGTCCTACAGCGTTTGCAAATACGCTGCCGAGGAATCTATCTTCTTCGCGTAAACAAAATTCATAACGCGCAACGGCGGCTTTTTGTTCTTTTGTCAATTTTTGCTTTTGCATGGTATTGGCTCCAGTAATGGCCGGCGCATGGCCGGCCGGTGGTATCAAATTAGGTCGAATACATAATCCGGCTCGAGTCCGAATTCTTCGAACAAAACCTCTTCCGGGTCTTCGTCGCATTCGTACACTCGGCGGCGAGCTTCTGCGATTGCTTCGGCGGCTTCTGCGCGGGTGAGTTTGTCGCGGGTAATTAAGATCTGCATTAATTCGCTCATGGCGGCGGTTCCTTTCAGGCTTTGAGTTGGCGGTAGAGTGCTTGTGCTTCGGTGCTTAGATTGTCGACATAAGAATCAAAGCGGCCGAGTAGTTCAATGCCGGTAACGTCATCGGCTAGCACGTTATATAAACTCCATAATTCGCTTCCGGCGGTGCTTGTCTTGCTTGCTTCATATAAACGATTCGCAATATGCGTTTGCATGGTTGGCTCCAGTAAGGCGCTACAGGGTGCAGCGCATGGGAGTGATATTAGTCGATGCAATACATTCGTCAAGGGGTTTTCATGATTGTATTTTTTAATTGATTCTCGGGATGCGATAGCGTTGCATTTGATTTTCTTTACTTGTTCCTGTACATTCGGCGCGAAATGAGGGGCTCGGCCGGTGATATATCAGGCTGCGCGCGCGCAAGTAGGGAATCAATCGGTACTCCAGCATGAACCGCAAATCTATACACCAAACAGTAAAGGCTCAGGGAATAGAAAAGGCCATGAAAGTGCCAAAAGGCACACTAACGCCAAAGATGAAACGCTTCGCTGAAGAACTCGCTCTCGGGGAATCCGGCGCTCAGGCCTACCGCTTGGTGTACAGCGATAAAGCAAAACCAAAAACCGCAGGCGATAACGCTAGCAGGCTGAAGGCTGATATCAGGATTCAAGCGGAAATCGAGCGCATAGAGAGGGCAAATGAACTCGCTGCGCTGCATTCTGCTACAGGCTTGCGCTCAATCGTTATTTCAACTCTCGCTGAAATCGCAACGAATCCCGACGAAAAGGCTGCAACCCGGGTGCAAGCGGTGCGCAGTATCGGGCAACTGGTCGGTGTTGACGCATTCCGCGAAACCAAACGCATCGAACACGTCAAGGATTCCGGCGCGATACGCGCGCAGATACTCGATCAACTCAAGTCGATGGTACTCAGCACGGATGATGCGGTGGACGTTGACGCGACCGCGTTGCTGGATGAATTGTCGGGTGAGAGAAAATCGGAGGAGGCGGAACCCCACCCCGCCCCCACCCCACCAAGCGCAGAATGGGACTCCGGCCCGCACATACATAGTACTCCACACAAACCATCCCGTA